CACAGCGGGCAACGCCTCGGGCGGCTCGGTCATCGCGCAACCGGGTGCGAAGAACGGCTCGGGCCTGGACGGCGGCGTGTTCAATCGCGGCACGTTCCAGTTCTGGAAGCAACCCGCGCCGCAGACCGCAACGGCCACGGCCACGTTGACCGTCGCGCAGATGACAGGCGGCATCCTCGCCGCGACCCCTGCCGCTGCGGTCAACTACACGCTGCCGACTGGCACGGACATGAAGGCCGCGTTGCCGACCGATCTCGCGGCCGACGACTCGTTCGAGCTCTCGATCATCAACCTCGGCGGCACGACGAACTTCGACATCACGCTCCTGGTCGGAACCGACTTCACCATCGTCGGCAGCGCTGTTGTGCGGCCCGGCGTGGACTCGGAGACAGAGCACGCCGGGCAGGCGGTATTTCGCGTGCGGTTCGTAAGTGGTGTCACGTTCATCGCCTACCGCATCGCCTAAGCGGCACCCTTGATCCAATAACCGCCGCTTATCGTCCGACCCTACGTGCAGGAAGAAACCAATCCGACAGATCTCGCAGCAGCGCAAGCCGCGCGGGATCTGTCGGAGCGAGCAGAGAAGGCAGCGCGTGAAGTAGAGATTTCAGATTTCAAGTGGCTGATGCAGGACGCACGCGGCAGGCGGTTTGTGTGGCGCCTGATGCGCGAGGGCAAGTTCCTCGTCAGCCCGTTCAGCAGCGACGCGCTAGAGATGGCGCGTAACGCAGGCCGGCGAGAGCAGGCCATAGCGCTGATGAACGAGTTGCTGGCGCTGTGCCCGGAGATGTGGCTCGAAATGATCAACGACCAGAAGAGACGATGAAACTTTTCAACTTGCTGACGGATGAAGGTGCAGACGCTGGCGGCGGGGCCGCTGGTGCCGAAAAGGCGGCTGCGGACAAAGCAGCGGCCGACGCGGCTGCAGCCGCTACCCCGGAGGCGAAAGCCGCTGCAGATAAATTGGCGGCCGACAAAGCAGCGGCCGACGCCGCGGCTGCAAGGCCGGCCAGTGCCGACGACCAGCGCAAGTTTCTCGTCGGCAAGGGCGGGAAGGCCGAAGAGCTCGCGAAGCTCGACGGGGCCGGGCTCAAGAAAGCCTACGAGGATGCGAAGGCCGCCGACGCCAAGGCGGCGCAGCCGCCCGCAGACGGCAAGTATGAATTCAAGGCACCCGATGGCGTCACGTTCGACGCGGAAGTGCTGACCGGACTCGAGACTTTTTCAAAGAACAAGAAGCTCTCGCAGGGAGAGGCGCAAGAACTCGCCGATCTGGGCGTCAAGCTCATCGCGAAGCAGACAGCCGCGTTCGAGGCAGCGTTCGCCAAAGTCCATACGGACTGGATCGAGGCGACGAAGAGTGACAAGGAATTCGGCGGCGAGAAGCTCGACGAGAACCTCGCGATCGCGAAGCTCGGGATGCAAGGCGAATCCCCCGAGTTCGTGAAGATGCTGAACGAAACGGGCCTGGGCAACCACCCGGAGATGGTTCGTCACTTCCTGCGCATCGGCAAGACCCGCAAACAGGACACGATCGAGAAGGGCCGGGCGGCTGCAAACCAGACGTCGGGCGCGCTCAAGTACGACAAATCGAATCACGTTTAAACGCAGTGGACTGCCGTGAGGCAGACCGTACCAAGGAGATGCACAGATGGCCGCTCTTACCGTAACGCACCCGACCCTTCTCGATCTGAAGCAGCGGATGGACCCGAACGGGAACATCGCGAAGATCGTCGAGATCCTCAATCTCACGAACGAGATCCTCGACGACGCCGTCTTCCTCGAGGCGAATGAACTGACGGGGCACACCTCCGTCATTCGCACCGGCATCCCGGCGGCGACCTGGCGCAAGCTCTACGGCGGCGTACAGCCGACGAAGAGCACGACCGCGAAGATCAAGGACAGCATCGGCATGCTCGAGATGTACTCCGAGGTCGATGCCGCGCTCGTCGCGCTGAACGGCAACAAGGGCGCGTGGCGCCAGTCCGAAGATCTGGCGCACCTCGAGGGCATGAACCAGGAGTTCGCCTCGACGCTGTTCTACGGCAATGAGGGCACCGAGCCCGAGGCCTTCACCGGTTTCGCGCCGCGCTTCAACAGCACCTCGGCTGCGAACGGCAGCAACATCCTGACCGGCGGCAGCAACGACACCGACAACACGAGCATCTGGCTCGTGGGCTGGGGTCCGCAGTCCGTCCACTGCATCTACCCGAAGGGCATGGAGTCCTCGGGCGGGATCACGATGGAGGACAAGGGCCAGGTCACCATTGAGAACATTGACGGTGCCGGTGGCCGGATGGAAGCGCTGCGCACGCACTACAAGATGAACGCCGGCCTGGTGGTTCGCGACTGGCGCTTCGTCGTGCGCATCCCGAACATCGAAGTCAGCGATCTGACGAAAGACGCCGCGACCGGCGCCGACCTCGTCGATCTGATGGCGCAGGCGCTCGAGCTCCTGCCCTCCCTCGGCAGCGTTCGCCCGGTGTTTTACTGCAACCGCACGATCAAGTCGTTCCTGCGCCGGCAGGTGAAGAACGCCGTGAAGAACTCGACGCTGTCCGTCGACAACGTGGCGGGCAAGCACATCCTGTCACTCGACGGCGTGCCGGTCCGGCGCTGCGATTCGATCACCAACTCGGAAACCGCCGTCTCGTAAGAGGCGGCTTTTTCCACCAGATCCCCCAAGGAGAAGCACATGATTCTCGATTCCCGTCTCGAATTCGCCGATGCCGTCGCGCTGTCCACCGCCGGCACCGGCTTGCGCCTGGTCGCCGGCAGTCAGGTGGACACCGGCACCGTGGAGCGCGACTTCGGCGTCAGCGACTCGCTCTGGTTCGTCGTCCAGGTCGATACCGCTGTTGTCGGCACCTCGTCCACCGTCGCGTTCATTCTGGCGTCCGACGCCACCGAGGCAATCGCCATCGATGGCACCGCCACGATTCACTACGAGTCGGCGGCCATCGCCGAGGCGACTCTCGTGGCGGGCTACCAGCTCGCCGTGAAGATGCCGATGGAACTGCCGGTGTATGAGCGCTTCCTGGGCGTGCTGATCCGCGTCGGCGCCGCTGCGCTGTCGGCAGGCAAGATCAATGCGTTCCTCACGCACGACGTGTCGCGCCTCAAGCACTACAACGACGGCATCTAAGTGATGCGCCTCATCGCCGTCCAGATGGGCTTCTACAAGGACTCCCGCGTCCGTGTCGGGCGGGAGTTCGACATGCCCGAGAAGGACATGAAGAAGGGCAAGGACGGCAAGGTCGTCCTGCCCAAGTGGGCGGTCGAGGCGACTCCCGAGAACCGGGCGAAGTATTCCGGCGGGACCGCTGCCATCGAGCGCCAGCGCGGGCTAGAGGGCGTCAAGGCCGCAGGTGGACCGAAGCGCGTCGCGACCCAAGTGGCGAAGCCGAACGAAGACGACGGGTCTGAACTGGTCTAGCGATTTTCCGGGGGCGTGCGCCTTCCGTGAAGGGCCGCCACCGTGCGGCCCTTTTTATTTGGAGGTGAGAAGTGGCATCTGTAGTCGACATCTGCAACGCGGGACTCGGCCACGTCGCTAACAGCGCCGAGGTCACAGCTATCGATCCGGCGGACGGTTCCGCCGAGGCGGATCACTGCGCCCGGTTCTACCCAATCGCGCGCGACATCTGCCTCGCGGCCTACGCGTGGAGCTTCAACACCGTGCGCGAGGCGCTTGCGCAACTGGACGACAACCCTCAAGAGGCTGTCTGGGCGTACGCCTACGGCCTGCCGAACCAGATGATCCGGCCGATCGCGGTCCTCTTCAACGAGTCCACCGACGACACGCTGGGCCAGGACTACCTCATCGAGACGCTCGCCGACGGCAGCGGTGTTCTCTATACGAACGTCGAGGACGCGTGGCTCAAGTTCCTCTACCGGCAAGAGGACACGGTCAAGTTCACGCCGATGTTCGTGGGAGCCCTCGGCACGATGATGGGGTCGTATCTCGCCGGCCCGATCGCCAAGGATCTGAAGCTCAAGCGCGGCCTGTGGGACATCGCGCTCGCCGAGCTCGCGCTGGCCGCGTCCTGGGACAAGGCGCAGAAGGTGAGCGCCTACAAAGACTTCACGCCGTCGCACATCGCTGCCCGGAACAACTAACGTGGCGGGCGTCAAGACTCATACCAGGTCGTTCGCAGGCGGGGAGATCACCCCCGAGCTGTATGGGCGCCTGGACCTCGTCAAGTTCCAGACCGGGCTCGCGCAGTGCCTGAACTTCTGGGTGCTGCCGCACGGGCCCGTGCAGAACCGCCCGGGCTTCGAATACGTGAACGAGGTGAAGTTCTCGGCCAAGGTCACGCGCCTGATCCCCTTCGCGTACAACACGCAGCAAACGTTCGCGATTGAGTTCGGCGATCAATACATCCGCTGGCACACAAACGGCGGCACGCTCCTCGAGGCGTCGCAATCTCCAAGCGGCATCAGCGTGGCGAGCCCGGCCGTGTGGACCCGCGTGGCGCACGGCTATAGCGTCGGGCAGTGGGTGTTCGTATCAGGTGTCACGGGAACGTTCGGCGACCTGGTGAACGGCAGATTCCTCAAGGTAGATACCGCACCGACCGCGGATACCTACACGCTTGAAGACCTCGCTGGCACGGCGATCAACTCTACCGGCCTTACCGTGACCCTGGCCGGCACTACGGCGCGTGTCTATGAGATCGCCTCGACGTACCTCGAAGCCGATCTCATGTCGCTGCACTTCACGCAATCCGAGGACGTGCTGACCATCACGCACCCGACGTACCCGCCGCGGCAGCTCGTGCGCTCTGGGGCGACGAATTGGGCGATCACCGACATCTCGTTCGTGCCGACGATAGGCACACCCGCCGCACCGGCCGTCGTCGCCACCGTCGCCGTAGGCGCGGATACGGACTACTTCTACAAAACGACGGCTCTCGCCGACACGCTCGAGGAGTCCCTCGGCTCGGCCGCGTCCACCGTTGTCAGCAACAAGCTCGACACCGCGGGCAACTACAACACGATCACCCCCGCCGCAGTGAGCGGGGCCGTGCGCTACAACGTCTACAAGCTCTTCAACGGCCTCTACGGATTCATCGGGCAGAGCGACGGATCGGCCTTCATTGACGCGAACATTACGCCCAATCTGTCACAGACCCCGGCGATAGCGAACACGCCGTTCGGTTCGGCGACGAACTACCCGAACGCTGTCGGTTACTACGAGAGTCGGCGCGCTTTCGCCGGCACGACTCTCAAGGTACAGAACTACTGGCTCACGCGCTCGGCGACTGAGTCGAACCTCTCCTATTCGATCCCGACCTTCGACGACGACACGATCCAGGGCCGGATCAAGGCGGCCGAAGTCAATGCCATCCGCCACATCGTCGCGACGAACGAGCAACTGGTTTTCCTAACCTCGGGCGGGCCCTGGAAGCTCACGCCCCAGAACTCGGACATTCTGACGCCGACCTCGGCGCTACCGAAGCAGATCTCGGGCGAGGGCGCCTCGAACGTGCAACCGGTGAAGACCGCTGACGAAGTCGTATACATCGGCGAGTCGGGCGATCGCCTCTTCGCGATCAAGTACAAGTGGGAGGCGAACGGCCTCGTCACAGATGACCTGTCGCTAATGGCGCCGCACCTCTTCGAGGGCTACACGTTCAGCGACATCGCGTACGCCAAAGGGCCGAAGATGCTTTGGTCCGTCCGCAGCGACGGCAAGCTGATCGGCACGACGTACCTGCCGCGCCACGAAGTGAACGCCATGCACCAGCACAGCACCGACGGTCTTTTCGAGTCGGTTTGCTCGGTGAAGGAAGGCACGCAGTATCCGGTCTACGCCGTGATTCAGCGCACGCTGAACAGCCGCACCGTGCGCTGCATAGAGCGCTTGCATACGCGCTTCTTCACCAACCTCGAGGACGCGTTCATCGTTGACTGCGGCCTGACATACGCAGGCGCTGCGGCTACCACGATAGGGGGTCTGTGGCACTTGATCGGCGAGACGGTGTCGATCCTGGCCGATGGCGCGGAGGTCGCCTCGCAAGTGGTGTCCGCCACCGGCACGATCACGCTGGACGACGCGGCGACCCCCGTGCATGTCGGACTGCCGATCACCGCGGACATGGAAGGCCTGCCGCTGATTATCGAGGCGCTCATGGCGGCCGGCCAGGCGAACCTCAAGAACATCAGCGAGGTGTGGCTGCGCGTGAAGGACTCGGCGGGCATCAAGGCCGGGCCTAGCTTTGACAAGCTGCGCGAGCTGCCAGCGCGCTCCAACGAGAACTATGATACGCCGCCCCGCCTGAAGAACGGCGTGGTGCGCATCACCCTCGACAATAGCTGGGACATCAACTCGCGGATCTGTATCCGGCAGACCGCCCCTCTGCCGCTCACGATCGCGTCTATGACGCTGCTGGTGGCGACGGGTGGCTAGAGGCTACGTTCGGCCGCTGCAGCCGGGCGACATCGCCTTCGTCGCCGAGCACATGCGCGAGGCGGACCGCGAGGAGGTGGTAGCTCTGCGCGGGCCCGTAGACGACATGAACGAGGTGCTGTCGGGCTACGTGCTGCTTTCGACGGCCGCGTGGACCGTCGTTGGACGCGACCGCGCCCCCATAGGCATCGTCGGGATTTCGCCCCTGTCACTCCTGGGTGGCCGGGGTTGCCCGTGGATGCTCGGCACCGACCAGATATTCCGCAACCCCGGCACCCTTGTTCGGGAGGGCCGCCGATATGTTGGCTACATGCTGCGGTACTTCCCGCATCTCGTGAACTACGTGGATGCGCGGAACACCGACAGCGTCCGGTGGCTGCGGCACTTGGGGTTCACGGTCCACGAACCGGCGCCTCACGGCGCGGCCAAGTTGCCATTTCACCGATTCGAGATGAAGGCCTAGGCCATGTGCGCAATTGCCGCAATCCCGTACGCCCTCATGGCCGTAGGCGCGCTGTCTAGCGCGAACGCCGCAAAGGACGCGTCACAGGCTACGAAGGACTCCTATGACCATAACGCGGGCGTCGAGGCCAACAAGGCGCGGGTGCTCGACTACCAGGCGAAAGACGCCGTTCGCCGCGGCCAAACTCAGCAGACCAGTCAGCAACTGAAGACCGCGCAAATCAAGGGCGCGCAGCGCGCCCGCTTCGCCGCGGCCGGCGTGGACGTAAACGAGGGTTCGGCTTTCAACGTTCTCATGGACACCGAATACTTCGGGAAGCTGGACGAGATGACGATCGCCGACAACGCCGAGAAAGAGGCGTGGGCGCTGCGCGAGTCCGCGCGCACGGGTTACTCCAACGCGGAC